TTGATTTTCCTCGTATGAGGATCTCGTCTTTAGATTTTAAGTCTCCAATTTGACTTTTTTCTTAGAGGTCTTTTCAGGTTGTCTCTTAGAATTTTTTGTAGCCCAATCATAATATTTTTGAGCTATTGGCAGAGGATCTTTACGATCATTCTCTGGTCCAAATTCAGTTGCTAATCTTAAACACTCAAGTTTAATTTCCACATCTGAAATATCTTCTGAAGGTTCAAACTTTTCATTAGCCATTGAGCATCTCTCTTAGTTTAAGAACTTCCTCAACAGATTTTCTGTGATTTGGATGTGTCTTATTCCAATACGCAGATCCTTCTTGTGTTAGTTCAGTTATTTCTTTTTCAATATCTTTAGCAGTCATATATTGAGATCCATCTCCTTGAATGATTGGATCTTCAGATAATTTATCTGCTAATTCAGAGAAAGCTTTTATAACTGTTAAGTTATCTCCCAATCTTGATCCATCTTTTAAAATGGTATCGTTTAAGAAATCTTCTCCTAAAGAATTTACAGCTAACTTCTTTGCCTGGTCTAATCGTTTTGAATATTGAGGACCAAACTCTTTTTTAAGTTCAGCTTCAGTTCTCATTTGAGCTTGAGTTGCTTGTTCTTCTAAACTTTGAGATTGATTTTGATTTAGCTCGTTATAAAATTTAATTAAACCTTCAGCTTGCTTAGGAAGTAATCCTAATCTGTGTGCAGTTTCATTAAATGCTTTAACAGAGTTTTCGTCAACTTCTTGATCTTTAAAATTATATTTGTAGCCATCTGGTGTATCTGGTGCACCAAGTCTTTTAAATACTTCATTCCAATCCTCATCAGTTGCATGCTTATTAGGAACTGGAATTTTGTCAGCTCCAACAAGTTTTTGTGCATGAAGATAACTTTTTACAAAGTCCTCCATGTTATTAAAATTATTCAAAGATTTTTCTTCTCTAAAACTTTCTGGAATTAAATCTTTAAAATTAGTTTCAGTATTCTGTTCACTAAGAACAGTATTATTTACTTCAGCAGTTGCCTCAGTATTATTCTGAACAACAGCTGTAGTTTGTTCAGATTGCACCTCTGGTGCAGTTGTCTGATTATCCATATATATTACCTATGATTATTTTGATTTAAGCATTGCTTTAATGAACAAAGCGATTGATCTTTGTCCTTCAAGGAATGCAGTCTCATGACTGTTATCTTTTGAGAAAGTTGTCGAACTCTCATGACATCTTATAGAGATGTCGTCTAAAACTCTTTTGCCTTCATCTGATCCAAATACAAATTTGTAATCAGCTTTTAATTGTTTTAATTTTTTTTCTACTTCCTTATTGTGATCCATCTTGAACTACTTTTGCTAATGGAGCTGCATTCTTAGCCATTTCAGTTTCAGCCATTTGTTGCTGCATTTCCATTTGTTGTTGTTCTTGAGCTGCTCTTTGTTGTCTAATCTCTTGAACTTGAGCATCTGATTTAATCATTTTAGCTGGCAAACCTAATATATCGATGACCTGTTTTATAAATCCATTTTCATCTATGTAATCCATAACTGGCATTGCTTGTGCCATAGATCCAAATAACTCCAATCCTCTCATGATAGATTGTAGTTCTTGAGATCTTTGAGCCAATGCCATTGGAGATACATATTCAATATTTAATTCTTGAGATCTTAAAATTTCTGGAGCTGGTAAAAATAAACCATTTCTTAATAAGATATTAAAAATTCTAATTATCAATGGAGATAACAATTCAGACTGTAATCTTCCAAGAACAGGTCCAAGTATTCTCATTTTCTCTTCTTGTCTTTGGACTACTTCAGTTGCAGTCATATTTCTATTTTCAGAAATAACTAACTGATCAACATGAAACATTTTAACAATTGCATCTCTTCTTTGATTTTCAGAGTTTAGAGTAGTTGCATTGTTTGCATTGATATTTAATGGTTCAATTCTATCTCTTGATCCAGCTCTATAATAATTAATAGATCCAGGAGACATTCTTACTGGTGCTAACATTCCATCATCTGGAATGAGTAGAGGAGGATCAATTTGTTTGGCAGCAGCCTTTAAACTATTCTCTACCATTTTATTTAAAACTTTAACATCTGGTAAAGCATTCATTCCTGGAGATCTTCCATAAACTTCTGTTGAAGCTTTTAAGTATCTTGGAATGACATAAGGATTTTCTTTGAAGCCACCAATTTTAATTATGTGTCCAGAGCCATATTCAAAATAAATAGATTGAAATGGCATATTCTTTTTATCCAACTTCTGTGGATCAAAATCATATCTTGGTCTTACAACATGAACTAACTCAACATCATCAAATGGAGTTTTTTTTATTTTGTTTGAAATTTCTTTTGAAACATTATCAATACCAAATTTATCAGCAACTGCTTGTGCTGGCATTTTAAATCTACGATAAATAGTATCAACAAATCCTTTTTTATTTTCTTGGATATAAATTTCTTTTATGTGTCTTGCAGAAAAATTAATTATATCGTCTTGATCTTCTTCGATCATTAAGCATGAAGTACCAAATGCTATTAGGTCATGGTAGCACTCAAAGATTTCTTGTTGAAAGTTAGATTTTGCAATTACATCATACATTCTTGATGTAGCATCCTCTAACCATTCTTTAGCTTCATCCAATGAATTAAGTTCGGTTTCTTTAAATCTAAGTGAAAACCACTTATTCGCTGAACTCGTCAACATGCCATGCAGAGATGCTGCCAGTAATTCAAGAGCATGGATCGCTGTTGCATCAAATATTAATGTATGTCTTTTGTCGCCTCTTGCTCGTTCTTTGGTTATCTCTGCTTTTCTAGGTAACATGTAATCAGAAACTTCTTGCCAATGGTTTTCCCAGTTGGATCGTTTCTCCATTAACCTAGACAGGTTATCTTTGAGCTGTTTTGCTAAAGACCTAAATTCTTGTGATTGCATTATCTTTTCTTAGCTTTTCTTTTTCTTTTAGCTTTATTCTTTTTGCTATTCGGAAAACCAGCTTTCATATTTTTATATGCTTTAGCTGATATAGTTGATTTTGATTTTGGTCTGGAAGTTCCAGCTTTTTTTCTTTTATTTATATTTCTGTATAAGCTCATGATTATCCTAACAATGTTTTCGATGAGAGCTCTGGTTTTGAAGTATCTCCTGTAATTGAAGATAAGACAGTTGATCTTCTGCCTCTCTTCTTTCTTTTTAAAATATCTTCATCCTGGTTCATCTCAATTGAAGTTGGAGCTGTCTTGTCAGCATTTATTAAATCAGATTTTACATCTGAATTATCCATCTGAGCTGGCACTTTTGGTTGTTCCATATCTTTGAGTTTTGTAACTTTTGCAATTTTTCTAACTGGCGAAAATCCACCCATAATATTATCCTCCTAATAAAGTTTTCTTGTTAATATTTTCATCTCCAATTTCATCTAAGCCTTTAGATGTATTTAAAATTGTAGATCTACGACCTTTACGATTTCTATTTCTTCTTCTCTCATCTTCAGCAGCTTGTCTTTCTCTTGCTTCATCTTCATAAGAAAAATCTGGCTCTGGTGGTGCTACCATCGGAGGAGGAGCTGGCATTTTTGGAGCTTTAAATATTGATCCCATTATAGTACCTCATAATTTGTATCGACAACTTGTTGTCTATTATTGTTTTTAATTTTTTGTTCTTGTAGTCCAACAGCTAAAGTTCTTAGAGCATCTGCTGCATGTGAAGACCAATCATGAACTGGTTTAATTTTATAAACTCTTTCCTTATCACTAAATTTTCTGTGATAATGTCTAAGAGCATTTATTAATTTTGAGCAGTTATCGACATCAATAAGACATCTAGGCAAAATCATTTTGACTGCATGAATACCATCTTCAATTGCCATTCTTGGAGCTACTCTAAATCTTAAACCCATTTGGTAGGCTGTTTCTCTTCTAGTTTTTCCTGTTCCAAATTCTGTCTGATCCAAATCATGTGGACCATAGTTATGCTCTATTATGTAATCCTTCTCTTTAATGACTTGAGCATAATGAGGAAAAGCCTCATTCTTATTTTCATAGTAATCAACAATATGGATTTGATGTCCAATTTGCTGAAAGAATATTATTGCAGTTTGATCATTATAACCAAGATCCCAGGCTGTATTAACTGGATAACTTGGATTTACTGGCACTCTGGTTATTTGCTTTTTGTCATCCAAAGTAGCAATAAGATCGCCATATATAGATCCTTGAATATTACCAATAAAAGAACATTCAAATTCTTGCTCATACTTTTGTGAGCCCATCACAGCTAATGCTGCATCTAATTCTTCTTTATCAACTATGCCAGTTTCGCTAGCTTTAGCTTTATATAAAAACCATTTAGGATCTGATTGAGCTTTTTGGTAGTAATCATAAAACAGATTAGCCATACCTTTTGGTGTTCCAACCAGGATCATAAAACCTTTTCTGTCAGACAGAGCTGGTGTTATTACTTCATTAATAAGAGTTGGATTAATTTGTGCAGTTTCGTCTATTATAACTCCATCAAGGTAAATACCTCTGATGCTATCTGGATTTTCAGATGACAACAGCATAATCCTTGCACCATTAATTAAATCGCATCTTAATTCTGTTTCGTTATACTTTGTACCAGGAATATCTTTTGTATATTGTTTTAAATAATCAAAAGCTATTTTCTTTGCTTGACCATAAGTAGGAGCTATATAGGCAAACCTTGGATTGTGGTTTTGACAAGTCATGGCAGCTTTAATCAAATGATTAATGCACATAACTGTTTTTCCAAATCTTCTATGACAACAGAGTAGGCTGTACCTAAACTTTTCCAACTGATTATGAATATAATCTTGTTGCTTCCTTGGTGTATAAGGTATTGTTATCTTCATTAGTGAAATGTTGGAACTTTATCAGCATGCCAATATTTCATTTTAATTTTAGCAAATACAAAATCAGCGAACTCAACAATATCCTCTTGATTGGCAAAACCATCAAAGCTTATAACTAGCTCATTGTTGTAAGTAGTGAAACTTGTTGCAGATAAGTTTTTATATTTATCTTTAATGTTATCTTTTTTTCTGTTCATCTGTTTGTGTCTGTGTTGCACCTGTAATTAATCGTATCTATATTGCGTACCAAGTTTTGAGGTGTGGTCCTTTACAGAAAAATGACTTTTGTTTTCTCCAGATTTTCGACAATCTAATGATGGACAGTCAACTACTCTAGCTTGATATACTTAAAAAATAAAAGCAATGTAGTGAATAGTAGTGAATTAATCTTTAGATCCAAACCTCATGACGCAAGACCTAAGTTTTCGCAGCCTCTGTAATAACCATCTCAGCATCGTCTGGAGTTACATCAACTACATTATCTTTATTAGATGACCAAGCTATCTCAATCTTAGTCTCTTGTTTAATCTCTTGCTTATCTCCATAAACTGGAATGAGCTTAGATGCTAACCACTTGGCTAGCTGAACTTTCTCTCTAACAATCATTATGTTTCGATTGTCAGCATGCTCAAGTTCTTCCATTGCATTTTCAATATAACTTTGTGCTCCGATCCTTCTGCTCTCCTGGATCTGATTAGAGAACTCTTTATTCTTTTGGATCTCTTTATAAATTCTGGTCAAGCCTGGCATGTCCTTATCTTTTGCTATTCTAGCAAGAGGAACACCAGTCATTAATTGTTGGCAAATCTTTTCAGATATTTGCTTTGTTATTACTAGCTCTTTGCTCATTATATTTAATTATATTCTTAGCTGATATTGCTTTTGTCTTGGCAGATAGAGGACCAGTAGAAGCTCCACCATGAACTCTACATCTTATCCTTCCATTCTTGCAAAGTATTCCTGGAGCATTGCAAGGTCTTTTGCCTTGCTTTGTTAATGTCTCACATTGCAATCTAAATTTATATCTCATCAAACTGTTTTAAATTCAAACCATGATGTTGCTGTTGGAAAAAAGAAAAAAAATTAAAAAAAGAAAAATAAAAACAGCACTTAGCAATACTGTTTTAAAAGCGATGCTTATTATTTTACAGTCGCTGGATTATTTGTCTAGTCTCTAAGATTTTATGATGTGAATTTATTTTTAAAATTATTTGAGGATAAGTAAATTAATTAAATTTTTTGGCTAATATGTCAAGACAATCTTTAATTATTTTATTTATAAGTCTATCTAATACATTATCATACATTCGTTTGATGGTTGATCTATGAATACCAAAATACTTTCCAAGTGATGTCCATTTCATTCTATTAGCCTTTAACCACATAACCTTTCGCATCAAAACTGGCTCATCTGTTATTGTTTCGTCAACCATTAAAAGCAGATCTATTGCAGTATCATAATTTTGCATTTGTTGTGGTGTTGCTCTTAATTTTAATTCTTTAGTTACATGATAACCCCAGTCCTTTGGATCATAATAAGTCTCAAGTAATTTATACATTGATGGACATCTTTTATTATTTGGTTTTGATAAATATCTCTCAGCTCTTGCAGCATCAGCTAAGATGTTGACTACATTAGATCTTACAAAAAGATATTGATCTAGCTTATGCTCTATTCTTGATGACATTTTTTAGAACCCATGGATATTTTAATTGAGTTGATTTTATTTTTGATAATTCTTCAGTTGGCAAATCTTCCAGCTGATCAAATAATTCGTATTGGTCCAGATTAGGATAGAGATAAACTTTATTTTCTTCAGGCGAATTAATTTCTTTTAGATGACTGTTTAAAACTCTCCATCCATAATTAGAATATTTTTTAAATCCAATACTTTCTAAAAACTTTTTATGTGCTGGCATATCAAAAGAAATATATTGCTTTTGTGTTATTGAAATTAATGGCAGCTCCAGGTGTTTAATTTTAGATAGATCTATTAGATGCTGCTGAACTTCATCTTTTGTTAATTGGAATTGACCAGCAATATTTACAATACGAATAAAAGCTTCATGTTTTTTTACATTATAGTTGGAACAGCAATAGTGATAAATTCTGAATTGAATATCAGATAAAGGTAAAGTGTTTATGTTTGGATCAGTTAGATAAAATTTTGACATATTTTTCTTTGTTTAAAATTGTTTCGTTGCGTTTATCTTTTTCATTAATTCTTTTAAGAATGTATTTTTTGGATCTACAACTTGGACCATGTTCCAATACTTTATGCTCCAGGTAATGTTGCCAATTGGTTAAACTGATATGTTTTAGAAGACCTGTTTTTGGATAGATTAATCGAACAGAGACTCTCTCTAAATCGCTATCATCAGCTCTTCCTACTGTTGTGTAGTAAATTTCAAAATAAGGTATTTTTAAAGCTTGTGAGATCTCAAAATAGACCTGTTTTGTGTAAAAAGGCTTAGTTTTGTAGGTATCATTAGGATTAAAAATAGTATCTGCAATAAATAAGGCTTTTCCACAGCCTGGACATTGAGCAATTTTATCAATATCCGAATATGCTATTCCAGAATGTAAGGATCTATGCCATTTTGAGTATGGTGTCTTTAAAACCTTACGATATATCTCATTTCTAGCCATTTAAAGCCTAATAGATTTTCCAGATTATTTGTCAAGAACTATTGCCAAAATTGGCAAGATCGTATAGGAAGTCGTTATATTTTATTATGAAGTCGTTTTATTATATAAAGTCGTTAAATTATATCATGAGCCAAAAAGCTTACAAAAAACATTTAAAGATAACTTGGTCTAAACCTTACGAAAAAAGTAGTGAAGGTGCAATAACATCAGTTGTAGAAGATATTAAAGTTACTTTTATAAAAGGTGGCACACTTTTAATGCCTCAAGAAGATGTCGAAGTTCTAACATCTTTTAGATACGATCATAATGGAAAATCAAAGACAGCGATAAGAAAAGTTTATGGAGATGAAGTTTCTGTCTATCAAAAAATGGTTAAAGATTATGGATCTAACGAAAGAGAAATGTTCATGAAAAAATTTGCACATGCAAAAGCAAAATTTAATTATGAATATGGAGAAATTTTTAAAAGAGCATCATCAAATAGATTTTTTGACGAAATTTATAATCAAGGAATGAACCCAGAAAAATTTAAAAAGCAAACTAATGTTGATGGATCAGTTTTATTTAGAGAGATAAAAGGCGATAGAAAATTATCTTTAGATAAAGCTATCGAATATGCAAAACAATTAAAATGTGATCCAGTAGATTTATTGTTTGAAAAACAAATGTGTAGTCTCTGGGGACAAGTTGATTTATTTGGAATGAATACTTTGGATGAAGATTATTTCCCAGGTCAAATCATGCCTAACAAAGAAGAAATGGTTGAATGTCCAAGAGATATTTTTAGAGCTGGAATAACTGCAATTAGAATAAACTCTATTGGTTCTCACTTACATGGTCATTACGCATATTATTATAAAAAAGATGTTGCTGATAATTCTTTAAACGACAGACTTTGTGTTGTTGGAACTGTGCATGATGATTTTGAACAATATGGATTAAATACTCATAGATATTGGTTTGGAATTTTTAAAGTAGAGAAAGGAGTTCAAAAATTAATTAATCCAGAACCAGAAGCTGAAAAAAAAGTTTTAATAACTGGTCCATTTGATTTTGTTGCACCTGTAGCTGCTGTTGTAAGACCTTCTGCAATGAAAAGAGATTATGATTATTATGAAAGTATGAATGCAGCAAAAGAATTATTTGTTCATCAAGCTAAATTACAAGAAATGAATTTTAAATTAAGTCAAATGCTTAGAGAACAAAAATATAAAGAAGAAATTAAAAGCGATTATTTTCAAAAAGAAAAATCTAAAATTGAACAGCAAGCAATTAAAGAAATGGAAAATAAATTATTAAAATACATACAAGATATTAAAAAAGAGAATGATAAAATTCCAGAACATTTAAAAAAGAAATTAGCATGAGTAGAAAACCAAAAGATAAACATGTTGTAAATATTAGTTATGTTTATGATGTAAAAACTCTTTTAAGTTATGTTAAAAAAAATCCAGCAGCTCAATTAAATAAAGCTCAAGTACAAATATTATTTCCAGAGTTCACTTCAAATTTTATTAAACATAGAACTTCAAACAGATGTAAAAAAGATCCAATGCCTCATGGTAGAGTAGGATCAAAACCTTTTTTTATTTACAATCAAATTTTTGCTTACAAACAAAAAATTTTTAATGCACCAATAGATTTATTCCAAGACAGATACGAACAAGAGTATCAAGAAGAACAAAAAAGTAATAAAAGTAAAAAAGGTAAAAAAGGTAATATTGTCAATTTTGGCAACTAGCTTTGAAACTTTTGGCAAGGATCTCTATATGAGGATCTATGCTATTAAAACAAAAAGTTTTGGAAGATCCTTTAAAGGAAAATGTACTTCCACAGTTTGCTCAAAAACTAAATATTAATCATTACTCATCAACTCAGTTTTCAATTCCAGACAGCAGCTGGCTTTTCAAATATGTTGTTTTAACTCAAGAACAAAGAAGAGCTCTGTTTGAAAGTAACTCTGCTATGGAATGTGGCAAGAGAGTAGGAGATGCTCTTCAAAGAATTTATGCTGAAACAATTTGGAAGTTAAGTCCTTTAACTAAAAAAATTGCACCAAGTAAAAATGAAAAAATTTCATACGATAATGCTCTCCAGGAGCAAGTAGAATTATTTAAAGAATATGAACCAGTAGATGATAAAGATGCTGATAAAAAAATTCAGTATTTGGAGGAGCTTCCAAATATTATTCGTCATGCAAATGATGGTCTTACAAAGTTAGGTGTAGCAGATTTTTCTGTTACTTGTGAACGACAAATATCAATACCAAATGATAGTGGAGGAGAGTTTGTTTCATACTTGTCCTTTCCTCTTCTTCCTATCGTTGGTCGTATTGATTTTGATTTTGGTTCAAAAAATGTGATCGGTGCAAATCCGACAGAGGTTTCGCTTTCCTCTGCCTTTCCACATAAAATAATTGAACTGAAAACCAAGTATTCAAAACTTGGCAAAGTAAAGAAAGATGGTTCGAGGTCTTTTAGTCGTGTTTCGCCTCCAGCTACACCTAGCTTTAATCATTTAGTACAATGTGCAGTTTATGCAGCACACTATGCTTTTAAAGTTCCTGTTTATTTATTGTATGCAACAGATG